TCTATAGGTATCAGAAGATAGTGGAGCATCTGGAATTGGAGCTATTGCATCTGTAGGTTTTGCATTGCCCTCAACTTTAAAAATCTCACCATCTTCAGCATTTCTTAACTTTCTTACTTCTTCAATCTTTATAAGGTCATTGTAAGTAAACTGTCTTGTTGCTACCCTTTTTGCATGAGTTATTACAAGTGAATAAAGCCTGTTTATTAATTTCTGTGACTCATACAGTATCTTAACCTCGCCAAAGGGAAATTGTTCACTAGGCATTTTATAATTCTGCATAATTGTAAACGGATATTCTCTACCAAACTTATTTTCTACTTCCCTTAAAATATCGTCAGAACCCTCAACCATGATATAAGAAGCCTCATCATCAGGAATCCATATCTGATAAAGTGTAGTCTGCTCAATATCATCGCTTACATCTTTGTAAATCTCCTTTGAAAGACTTACATCACCTTTTAAATTCTTCGTATGCTTGTATCGACTGTCTTTTTTAATCTCTTTGGTTGGTCTTATAAACTTTCTTATCATGTAGTCGCACTGGTATATTTCTTCAACTGTAAACTTTGGATCTATTAAAAAATCCTTGAATGGAATATGACGTACAAAAGGCTCATCATTTATAATCATTCCATCTTCATTCTGCTCAAAGTCCCAATCAGAATAAGTAACGCCAAAACCAAGTGCTGCATAGTCAATTATTGAAAGTTCAAGCTGATATTTTACTTTTATTTTCTCCCACCACCAGTTTACTACCTTTTCAACAATTGGAGATAGACCAACCGCTTCAGGACTTAATGGCTCGACATATATGTAAGGCTTACCACGAAGTATTGAGTTAAGTATTGCCTGAACTGTTGTGTGGCAGATATTAAATGTTACTTCATCTTTTTTAGGAACTTTCGGGTACTGTTTTCCTTTAAGGAAATTTATGTAATCTTCAGCTTCATTTATTCTTAATTTCTGTGCATTTATTGCAGCCTGAAGCCTTGTTTTTAATGCTTTAGATTTTTCCATTTACCACCAAATCCAAGTCCAACTACAATATTCATAAGGTTCATTATCATTACATGATTTGAAATAAGGACATTCTTTACCAGTACAATCAGGTCTAAAACCAGCTAAACATACCATTTTAGTTTTAGATTCTTTAAACCCTCTTGCTTTATCTTCTTCATTTAAAAGAATCTCATAAATATTTTTCATATCTTCTAAGCAACTACTCATTTATCTTTTCTTTATTTCTATTTTCTATCCATTGACTAATTAGAGGTTTAATCTCTAATGACTTTTTTACTTGGTATATAATATAATCAATAATTGCACTTTCAGTTTCTTTTTCAAAGTTATTACTTGATTTCTTATAAGTAGGAGCGGCTATTATGTACAAATTACTTATACCTTTTTGAGTTCTATGGAAATTAAATCTTTATAGATACCAGACCTTAAAGCTCTTATTATGTAAGTATAAAAATTACCTTTTGAAATCTTTAAATACTTACATATTTGAGCAAGTTCTATATCACCCTTCATGTAAGAGACAGCAATTTTTAAAGCATCATCATCAATAATATATTTTATTGTACCTTGTGTTTTAACTTTTTTAATTTCATCAATTATGTTCATTTGTACCTTTCAGTATTCGGGTCTTTCCTTAAATCTTCCCATTCCTTATCAGAAAATATGTCACTTCTAACTTGATGAAACCAGCCTGGAACAAACAAGTTTGACGTAGCTCTAAACTGCTTTTCGGCTATGCTATAACAGTAAGGACATGGTTCATACTTATTGGTTGATACTTTCTCAAAAGTTTGTTTACATTTAAGACATTTAAAGTTGTTTATCATCTAATTTGTTTTTCTACTGCTTCTTCAATTGCACATTTAATACACTGATACTTAATTTCTGTATTTGGTTTAATTGAGCAATAAGTAAATGGTTGGCTATGTCTATCGCAAATTTTTATTTCAAATTGTCCTATTAAAAAAGTCATTTCATTTATACAAATGCGGATTAGCAATATTTGCTTCCTGTGGCTTCTGTCCAAACTTAATTTCATACCATTCAGGACTCATAAAAGTAACTTTATGCTCTTTTGAAACTGTGGGTTTATAAATTATCTCAAGCTGATATGCAAGAGCGTCTATTAAATCATCATGCAGCTGGTTTGATTCAGGATATCTAAAAGAAATAAGTTCATCTTTTAACTCTGACATCCATTTTCTTATATAAACTGTCTTTGCTGCAAATCTTGGTTGTAAGGCTAAAATTCTGTCAGGTTTTATTCTATCTGATGTCTTTAGCTCCTCAATAGGCAAGAATTTACCTTTTTCAAACTGTTTATCCTGCATCCAGAAAAACAAAGTCTTTTGAAATGCAACAGTTTCTATTCCAATCTTGGCTGGCCTGTAAGTTTCAGCCTTTTCAAAAATTCTTTCTATAAGAATATTTGGTTCGACTTTATCCCTGAAATAATCAACAACATAAAGATTATTGTTTGCATCAACAGCACAGGTCATTATAACCGAGTAGTCTGCTGCTGGTTCAGCTGAAAGCGCTGGGTCTATGGTCTGAAAATACCTTACAGGAGTTGGAAGCTCATCATACTCCAAAATCCATTCCCTTTTAAATATTGCGTCCTCAGGGTCAGTAAGCTCATTCTGATACTGAAGTGAAAATTTATAAGGACCTTTTACTCTTTTTAATCTTTCTATTTCTTCCTTTGAAAATCTTTTCTCAAAATAAATATTTCCATCATCTTCTACAGCCTTTTTAATGATTATGTCAAAATCTTGCCACAAATTTTCAATTATATATTGATATAAATCTCTGTAACTCCAACGTGTACCAACTACAATTCCTAATCCTCCAGGTTCAAGAAGGCTTAAAGAGTCTTTCCACCAATCAATGACTTTGTCAGCCTGATCTTTACTTGTAATGTTTTTCTCGTTTACTAAATCATCCCAGATAATAAAATCATAATGTTGTGAGGGAAGTTGTGAACCAATGCCTGCAATGGAAATTGAAGGTTCTTTATGAATAGATTCCCTTTTTATTAAAATTTCCTCTGTTGACCAAATATCCGCTGGTTCAATTCCCCACCATTTAAGTTTTGGATTTTTTTCGATTTGCTGTTTTATGCCAAATAAAAATGTTTTTGCATTATCAAATACCGCATTCGTAAGTAAAAATCTTTTGGTTTTATTAATACAAAGTCGCTGCAAAGGATAAGAAATTGTGAAAAAACTCGTCTTAAAATGGTCTCGTGGTATCAGTACAAGTTTTAATCTTTTTGCACCTTGTAAAAAATATTCCCATTCGTAATGTACTTCTTCTTCAAACTCAGCAAAACCTAAAATGTACTTAGCAAAGTAAAAAAGGGATTTTTCGGCCTCATACATTTCATGCTCTTGTAGTATCTCCTCTACTTGAAGATGCTCTTGGTCTGTTAAAGATTTCATTTACTTTTGCAAATAACTCCTCATCAGAAAAATCCTTGTACGGACGACCTTTACTCTCTATCTTTAATTCTGATTCAGTTTTTTGTGGTACAAGTGCTTTAAAAACCGTAATTAATATTTGTGGACTTCTTTTAGATTTTTCAAGCAAGTATTCATAAAAAGATTTATTGTTATCTTTTTCAAAATTTTCTATAGCTTTCTTAAACTTTGTTACCTCATCAATAGAACCTTTAGGTTTACCTGGATTGCCTTTTATGAATTTACCATCTTTTCCAGTATATTTACGTTTTTCTAACGTATTTCCTTCACTATTCATCTTCAATTATCACCTTAAAACTCTGTCCCACTTTCAAAACCAACTTAATAACTTGCGGAAGTTGTGTTGAATCAGTTTCAAATATTATCTTTGCATTACCGTCCTGCCCATCAATTTTAATTGCAGTTGCAGAAGGAAGTGATGCAATAAATTGAATTTTATCTTTAGACATAAAAAAAAGACTTCCTAAAAGGTCTTAGTGCATACTATAGCAATTATGACAATTTTTAGCACATTTCTAACTAATTTGTCAAGAGGCAATCTTCATTCACTATTAATTCCAATGTAAATTTTATTAATAATCCAATGTTCCATTTGTCTTATTCTTTCCTTTGTAAGGTTCATTTTATTACCAATTTCTACAAGAGTCTTATCTTCTAAAAATCTCTCTATAAATATAAATTTATACCTATATGATAATTTCCTTAATACTTTTAACATATTAACTATCTTTTCTCTTGGTACAAACTTTATTTTTTCTATATCTGAAAATTTTTCAACAAACTCTTCTGTTTTTATATCCTGCAATGGCAATGAACGATACAAATTATTAATTCTGTATTTTCTATAATGTATAATTGAACAAAATAAAAAAGGTTTTGAATAATCTGGACAAAACTGTTTGTATTTAGCTGCTTTGCCACAAATCTCACATCTATACTTATTTATTTTAATCTCACCTCCTCAATCCAACCCATCAGGTATATCCCAATAATACCCTGATATCTCATCAAATATTTTCCTTGCCTTCCTTAAATAAACCTCTCCTCTAATCTTTTTATCAAGTAACTTTGCTTTTATAAGCTCCCGTGCTTGTGGTTTTAACTTGCATAAAACCGCAACATAACCAAACCTTGAAGGATTCTGCACAACTAAACAAGCATTATGATAACTTTTCACAACTGAATTTATCAAACTATCCTCCTTTCCATTGTTAATCCTCTTTATCAAGCCCAGGCCTTCTTCTCATCAATTTATCTATAAAGGAAAACTTATAACCCTTTCTTTTAACCCTAACTTTGCCAAATATAACCATCTTAGTGTAATGAGTCCCCATAAGCTCATTTATTACATCAAGGCTGTGCTGGTCTAAAAGTTCAGTTATCGGATATTCATGTTTTACTTGGATTTTGTTTTTGTATTTCATATCAAACTTAATTGCTGTTTAAATTCTTCTATTCTTTTATTTGCTATTTCTATATATTTTGGTTCTATTTCTATACCTATAAAATTACGATTAGTTTTTAAACAGGCTATGGCAGTTGTACCCGAACCAATACAATTATCCAATACTAATTCATTTTCATTGGTATAAGTCTTAATTAGATAAGAAAAAAGTTCTACTGGTTTTTGAGTAGGATGTTTATTTGATTTCTTATTAATACAATTTGCTATCTCAATTATATTAACTGGATAATAATTATCGGAATAATTAAAATATAAATTATATATGTTTGCTGTTTCTATTATTTTTTTACTTCCACCCTTTTTACGAAATTTACCCTTTCTAATTATTGGATAATAATTAACTTTATTTAATCCAAAAACAATCACATCTTCATCTATTTGGAGAGGCATTATCTTAGCGTTAAAAAAACTTCCTGATTGTTTTTTATTCCAAACCCATTTATGTCTATAATTTCTTATATTGCTTATTATAATTTTAGAAGTAAACGGTTCTCTTGCTGTTAAAACTATTGCCCCATTATCTTTTATTATTCTTTTATATTGTTCCCATAATTTATCTAAGGGAATTATTTTATCCCATTTACAAGCTGTTATCCCATAGGGTAAATCGCATAAAATCATATCTATGGACTTATCATCAATTAAGGGCATTAAATCTAAACAATCTCCACAATAAACTTTATTTATTTCTAACATTTCAAAGTCTCTTTAATTTCTCTTTTAATTGATAATATTCCTGCACATCTTCAGCGAGCCTGCAAAAATCATCTATCGTAATTGCCACAAGTGTATCTGAATAATTAGCCTTAAATATAAGTCCTGGTATTTGTGAGCCTGGAATTTTACGTTTATGAAGATTATAAATTGATATCATTGATATTTTTTTATAATGCTTTGATTCAAAGTTAAATGTGTAAGGACCAAAACCAAGTATTACGTCACCCTTAAAAAATGGATCAGCTCCAGATAGAGGTACTCTAAATGACTTTAGATTACAATTTAAAAACTTATTCTTTGCCTTTCGCTCTGCAATATTTCCCTTTATTTTTGGATTTATCATTTCAAATAAAAAAGGATTGCCAAACTCTTTTGAGTCTAACAATCCCTTAATCTTTCCCGTTTTTGTTAAGTGGATTTAATCTGTAATTTCTATACCTAAATCTCCTAACCTG